GGCGGAATGCTCCGAGGCCACCATCCACTCCGGCAGGAGGTCCAGCACCGCGCGCATCTTGCCCAGGATCCAGTCCTGGGCCTTGAGGGCCGCGAGCTGCATTCGCGCCCACATCCGCCCCCACCACTCCGAGATGGGCTCCCAGTAGGCCATGAGCGCGGCGGCGCCGGCGCCCAGGGCGGCCACCGCGCCGATCACTCCCCACACCGGTGCGGAGATGGCGGCGATGCCGCCGGCCACCAGGCCGAGGCCGAGCACCAGGGGGCCGGCCGCGGCGGCCACCAGGCCGATCACCGAGCCGATCTTGAGCAGGAGGGGGTTGGCCTCGCCGATCTTCTTGATGACACCGGTGAGCCACACCACGGCCCCCTTGAACCAGTCCAGGAGGCCGGAGTCCGTGATGGCGAGCTGCAGCTCGGCGAAAGCCGATCCCATGGTGAGGGCGGCGCCGCGCGCCCCGCTCATCTGGCGCTCGGCGATCTCGGCGGCCTTCACCCCCTCGAGCTCCACCCGGAGCTGGCGGATGGCATCGGACCCCTGGCCGAGCAGGGCGGCCACACCCGGGCCCGCGATCCGGCCGAAGATCGCCAGGGCGTCCTCGGTGGAGGCGCCGCGGTCCTCGAGGAGCTCGATGATGTCCACGAGCTCCTTGAGCTGGCCCTCGGAATCGCGCAGGTCGTTCGGCCCGATCTTGAGGCGGCCGAGCGCCGCGGCGGCGCCGGGCGTGATGTCGAGGAGCTGGGCCAGGGTGTTCTTGAGGATCCGGCCCCCCTTGCTCCCCTGGAATCCGGCATTCGCCAGGGCGCCGACGATGGCCACCGTGCCCTCGAATTCCTGATTGAGGCCGGCGGCGATGGGCCCCGCGTCCCGCATGGCGAGCGCGGCCAGCTCCACGTTGGTATTGGCCTTGGCCTGCACCCCGGCCAGGCGGTCCACCACCCGGCCGTACTGGTCCGTCTCGAGTCGGTAGCCGGTGAGCACGTTGGACCCGAGATCCGCGGCCATGGCCAGGTCCATGATCCCCGCGGCGGCCAGGTCGAGGGTGGGCGGGAGGCTCTCGTGCACCTCCGCCACATCGAAACCGGCCTGGGCCAGGAATCCCATGGCGTCCGCGGATTGCTTGGCCGAGAACTGGGTGGTAGCTCCCATCTCGCGGGCCTGGCCCTTGAGCCCCTCGAATGCTTCCCCGGTCGCGCTGGTGAGGGCACCCACCCGGAGCATCGAGGATTCGTAATCCGTGGCGGTGGAGAGAGCCAGGGTGCCGAGGCCGAGCAGGGGCGCGGTCACTCCCAGGGATAGCGCGCTGCCCACCTTCTTGGCCTTGCCGCCGAAAGCGTCCAGCTTGCCGCCCATCCGGCCGAGGGGGGCCGAGAGGCGGTCAACCCCGGAGATGACAACCGAGAGGGGGAAGGAGGAGAGGGCCATGCTAGGGGGATCCCTTCCCCCCCTTTCTAGCGTCCCCGATGGCCTCGAGCCACCACTCCGCCTCTTCCCAGGTCAGCTCGAGCAGGGTGCGGGGCTCCCACCCGCAGGCGGAGGCTAGGGCTCCGAGGGTGCGGCGCCACGCATCGAGACCCGCGCCACCGCCTCGCGCAAAGGGCGGAGCACCCCCAGGGTGTACTCCTGCACGGCGGCGGCGTCCTCGAGCTCGAGCTCCTCGAGGAGCTCGTACGGCACGCGGGCCAGCTTCGCGGCGATGCGGAAGGGCTGGCCGATGGTCGTATCGTCCGCCTCGGTGGCGAAAACGTGCTTGCCGTGGGCGCGCTGGAATTCGAGCACGCGCACCACCTCGGAGCCCCACCGGATCGGCACCTGGAGCTCGAGGCGGTGGGCGATGGCCGGCCGATCGGATTGGGGGCGGGGCTCCGGCCGCTTGGGCTCCTCGTCGGGGGTGGCGGCGGAGTCGGGAGCGGGATCGGTCGTGGGCTTGGGCATGGGATCCTCCCAAGGTCACGGGGAGCCGGCGCCCAGGCCGAGCTCCCCGGAGGTTGCGGGTTCGGTGTCTACGATGCGGGCACGAGCTCGCCTTGGGAACTCTCCCAGGCCACCGCCACGTTGCCCTCCTCGGTGTTGGCCATGGCCTCCCCGACGAAGTACGCACCGGTGAGGGTGAGCACGTCCCCGCGGGCCGTCTCCAGGGAGATGGTCACATCGGTTTGGGCCTGGAGCTGGGCGAGGGTGAGGGAGCCGTCCAAGGTGATCTCCCCCTCAATGCGGCCGGCCTGGTGCTGGATCTTGTAACCGTGCGGGCCGTCCGCGCCGATCACGGTCTCGCGCACCACCGAGGGGCGGCGATACTGGAAATTCCCCTTGGCCTGGAGGCGCGCCCCGTTGGCCTTGAGGAAGATGGTTCCCCCTACGGGTCCGTTCATGGTCGTGCCCTCCTAGAGCAGGAATTGGATGGAGGCCGCGCCCACCCGGAACTGGTTGATGATGTCCGGGGGCAGGAGCAGGTCCAGGCGGTTGGGGTCGGTCGCGTTGCGCTCCACCACCAGGTTGGCGGCGAAGGTGTCAAGGTCCTCGATGAGGGCGAGCTCGGCCCACCCCTGGGCGATCGCCACCACCTTGGCCTCGATCTCGCGCGGGGTGACCACGGGCTGGCCGGCACCGTATCGGGTGCCGTCGTTGCCCAGCTTGTGGCGGGGATAGCTGGCGAGCATCTGGGCGCGCAGGTCGAAACGCAGGTACCCCAGGGTTAGCGGGGGGTTGATGTCCCGGAAGGTCGTATCCGGACCCCCCTGGGGATTCTCGCTCCACGTCGAAACCAGGCGCTCGATGCGCACCGCCCCGCCCCCGTCGATCTTGTACGTGGCCACTCCGCCGAGCAGGAGCAGGTTGCGCTCGGCCACGGTCCAATCGTCGGCGGTCTCCGGGCCCAGGACCCCCTTGAGCTCGAGGGTTTGGAAGGGCCGGCCGGGATCGGCCTGGGCCGCGCCGGCCACCACTCCCGCGATGGCCGCGGCCCATTCGTAGTCGGGCGTGGGCGCGCTCGCGTACCCCATGATGCTCCACAGCTTCCGGGTCTTCTGGGAGGCCGCGGCGGTGAGCAGGTTGGCGTGGGTGTCCTGGATCGCCGAGATGGCCACCCCCTCGATGGCCCGGATGGGCCCCCACCGCTCCTCGAGCTCGGTGTTGAGCGCGGTGAGGTTGGTGGCGTCCGTCCAGGGGTTGGCAATCACGTTGTACTGGGTCTCTCCCAGCACCGCCCAGAACTCGGAGATATCCGGATCCGTGGCGCCGCTCGAGAACCCCGGCACGGTGAGGGTGATGCCGGCGGGCAGGGCCTCCCCCGCGTTGTAGGAATGCCGCACGTCGAGCTGGTTGCCGCGGGTGCCCTTGTTCCGGGCGGTGAGGTCGATGTCCCCTCCGCCGGTGCCGGCCGCCGCGGTAAATGGGATGGTGTCATCCGCGGTGATCGCGGCCACCAGGGCGTCCCGCACGGCGGTGGCGGCGTCCCCGCTGGCCACCGTCGCGGTCACGCGCCGGCCGGCACAGTAGAGCGCCACGGTGCCGGCCTCGGTCGCGGTGCCGGCCACCACCACGGTCTGGGTGGCGGCCACCGAGGCCGCGGCGTCGTCGATCGCCACGAAGGTGGCCGAGGTAAATCGGTTGTTTGCAAACAGGGCGATGGCCATGCCGTGGAGCATGGATCCGCGGCCGAAGTACTCGCCCACCTGGTCCGCGCTCGTGCAGGTCTTGGGCACGAGCTCGGCCACCGTGCCGGCGGCGAGTTTCTGGCCGAGCGCCAGGATGCGGTAGGTTTGGATGCTGGGCCCTTGCTGGGCCGCGCTCGCATCGAACTCGGCCCAGAATCCGGGCACCAGGAGGTTGGCGGGGATGCCGGTGAAACTGACCATGGCGGGCTACTCCTCGGTGCGGGTGGGCTTGCGGGTGGGCTTGGCCGGGGCGGCCACGGTCTCCACGTCCTCGCAGGCCAGGCGGCGGGCCCAGTACGTGGACATGCGGACCCGCTCACCCTCGGGGGCGAGGGGCTTGGCCGGGCGGTCCGGGAAGGCCACCAGGCGGCGGCCCTCGAGCTCCTCGGGCACTTCCATGCCCTCGGGTGCTTTCGTGGGGCGGAGGGTGAGGTGGGATTCCATTGGCGGGTTAGCTCGTGGGAAGGGTGATCGTGTCCTGGGCCTCCAGGTTGACATCCGGCGGGGCCAGGTTCCAGTCCACCCCGAACTCCCCCAGGGCGTCCAAGGTGGCCGTGGCCTGCTCCGGCCACTGGGTGCTGTAGGCATAGACGAAGGTGAGGCGGAAGGTGCCCTCTGGGCGGGTCCCCTGCCACTCGTCTTGAGTCTCGCGGCCCTCATAGGTGCAGGCGGAGGCGTCGAGGGCCACGTGCTCGGGGTCGATCCCGGGCAGGCGGATCTTGGGGAGGAGGAGGTCGAGGATCTGGTGCACCAGGTCGTCGGCCACGTCGTCCTGGGAGAGCACGGCACCGTCGAGGTCCTTGGCGTTGGCACTCTCGGCCACGTATCCCTCCACGGCCAGGCGCAGGCGGTGGAGGAACTGCAGGGGCGCGGTGCCGCGCTGCTCGATGTCCTCCGAGCGCACGTGCAGGCGGAGCTCGGGCTTTCGGATCTCGGAGAGGCGCACCGGGGTGGAATCGTCCTCCTTGATCCGATTCTCGGCGGCGGTGCTGCCGGCCAGGAGGAGGTTGAGCACCTCGAGGCGGATGCGCTTGGCCTGCAGGGTCACGTCACCACCTCGTGCAGGATCAGATCCGCCATGCCCTCCCCATCGGGCTGCACGTCGATCACCCGGTATTCGGTCCCCCCATCCGGCACCTCCACCAGGTCATCCTTGAGAGGCTCGGCCGGCAGGTCCTCGATCTTGACACCGAGGCGGGGCTCGGTCTCCGAGATCCCCGCCTCGAGCTCACCGTCCAGGGCGATATGCGGCGCGCGGAAGATCCCGCGCACCAGGTACT